AAATGATTGAAATATTTTGCGGTATTGAACTTAAGGATGTAATTAAGATGAAACTGACTACAATAAACGAATTGATAGTACATTTTGCAGAACTATTTGATACGAAATCTAAATTTCAACCTACTTTTAAAATCGGAAATCAAGAGTTTGGATTCATAACCAATTTAGAAGACATAACATTAGGCGAATATGTAGATTTAGAATCGCATTTAAACGATTGGGAAACCTACCACAAAGCAATGTCGGTAATGTATAGGCCAGTAACCAAGAATTTCAAAGGTAAATACGAAATTATAGACTACAATCCTAATCCCGATATGCAAGAATTAATGAAGTTTGCACCATTAGATATCGTGTTAGCATCTTCTGTTTTTTTTTGGACTTTAGGAAAAGAATTATTGCAGGCTACAATCAATTATTTAACGATTCAAATTCAGACGAACAAGGATTTCAAAGCGACTTTTCAGAACAAACTCAATTTGGGAAGCAGTGGGGATGGTATCAGTCAATATATGGACTCGCTAAGGGAGACATTACAAAATTCGATGTCGTTACCGGCTATAGACTTACTCAATGTCTCACCTATCTCACCTTTGAAAAGCAAAAAACCGAAATTGAACAAAGGCAACTTAACAAGCATTTAAATAAAAGATAATGACAAATTACTATAAGGTACTAAACGATTTAAAGGCGCATTTTGATGCTGATAAAATCGTTAACACAATAACTGAAGGAGACATATTTAAAGTGGATTTAGGTAAGCAGACTATATTTCCATTGATTCACATCATGGTAAATTCGGCTAACTTTGAATCAAATGTAGTGCGTTTTAATGTATCTATTATTGCAATGGATATTGTGGATATTTCCAAGTCAGAAGCTACAGATTTATTTATAGGTAACGATAATGAGCAGGATGTTCTTCATACACAATTAGCGGTGTTAAATCGTGCGTATGAGATGTTGCGACGAGGTGATATGTACGATGATAATTTTGTTGTAGATGGCAATCCAAGTTGTGAGCCATTTACAGAACGATTTGAGAATTTACTCGCAGGATGGACAATGACATTTGATGTATTAGTGCCTAACGAAATGACAATCTGTTAAAATGACTGAAACTCAAAAGGCACTTAATAAGTTCAGAGATACGATAGTTAACGAAGCTAAAGCTAACTTGAAATCAATGGGTAAAGATAGCACTGGAAAGTTATCGCAGTCTATTACGGGACAAGTTAAGGAGATGCCTAATTCTATTAGTATGTACTTTCAAATGGAAGCATACGGATATTTTCAGGATAGAGGAGTTAAAGGTGTTAAGAGTGGTAGAAGTGAAAGTGGATTTAGATTCGGTACTGGGTCAGGTCCTAAAGGCGGTTTAACAAGTGGCATTGAAAAGTGGGTAAGAATAAAAGGTATAAAAGGTAGAGATAAGAAAGGTAAATTCATTACACAGAAATCTTTAGTTAATGCCATTGTTCGTTCTATTTGGAATAAAGGAATTAAACCAAGTTTATTCTTTACCAAACCATTCGAGAAAGCATTTAAGAAACTACCTGATACATTGATAACAAAATACGGATTAGATGCTGAACAATTATTTGATTCAATAATGAAAGAAACACTAACTAAAAAATGAGCAATATATTTGTAAAATCGCCTTATATAATTGAGGTAAATGAAATCGGACAAACGGGTAGTTACATCCAATTATTTATTTGGAACGCAAACGATACGCAACCAAGTACACCAACTTACCAATTATCAAAGTTAATTCCATCAAGTACTAATTTCCAAACGACTTACGACATATCCGAGTACGTTAGGGAGTACATAAAGCACAATGCGTTTAATAACGTGTACAATCAAAACAACGCTGCAACACCTTACTTGGAATACTGCAATGTGGTAGTTAAGCGTTACAAGTTAGTTAGCAATACAAAGAATTTAATTGATACTACAACCTATAAGGCATTCGATGGATATGGATATTACGAACAAGGATATAATCCGAATTTGGGTAACTATTTATTAGACCAAAAAACATATTACTATAACTATGATTCAACTGCCAATCTAACAACTGATTTTTTAAAGCGAGCAGGTAGTATTACACTTGATGCTATATCAGGTTATAAAATTGTAAGAACAAACCTAAGCACTTTAGCAACTGTCACCTATAATATTATAACAAATGCGGTTATAGATACATTTAGAGTCAATTCTGCGTGGCTTGCAGTTGGTAATAAGGTGGAGATATTTAATGCAGCTGATGTGTTACAATGGACTGCAACTTTTAAGCCTAAAACAGAATGTAGATACGAGCCAGTAGTCGTGGATTTCATAAACCGATATGGTGCATGGCAACGTGAATTTTTCTTTAAGGCGTCAAATACTAATATCAACGTAGAAACATCTGAGTACAATTTACTGCAGACGAATTTAGTTAGCTATTCAAAATTTGAAGGGCAAAGAAGAACGTTCAATACCAACGGAAAAGAAACAATCAAATGCAACACTGATTGGGTAAGCGAAGACTATGCGGAAACGATTAAGCAATTGATGTTATCTGATAGGATTTTGGTTAACGACAGACCTGCTAAAATGAATACAAAAAGTATGGAGTTATTCAAGTCAATTAATACCAAAATGATTAACTACGAAATGACTTTCGATATTGCAAACGATATAATTAATTCTGTAGTTTAATGAGAGATGTACAAATATATATTGAAGGTAAACGATTAGAATTATTCAATGATGAGAAGATTGAAATAAATTCATCCGTACAAAATATTCAGGATATTGCAAAGGTATTTACGGATTTTAGCCAATCGTTTACTGTGCCGGCATCGACTATTAATAACCAAATATTTCAGCACTTTTATCAGTCGGATGTTAACGCAACAATAGACCATCAAATCCGTAGGGATGCAAAGATTGAAATTGATTTAACTAATTTTCGTACGGGTAAGATTCAAATAGAAAAATCTAATCTAAAAAATGGTAGTGTTGAAAGTTACACATTGACATTCTACGGAGACATTGTAACATTATTTGATTTAATAGGTGACGAGAAAATAAATACGTTGGATTTGTCTGCCTATTCACATTTATATACGGGTAGCGAAGTTCAAAGTAGAGTTACAAGTACGGCAGATTTAGATGTTCGCTATCCTTTAGTATCTTCATTGCGTGCATGGGAGAATTCAGGAGGTGGAGTGAATGACATCACACAAACTGCTCATGCAATAGCATACACCGAGTTGTTTCCTGCAATAAAAATAAGCCGATTATTCCAAGCAATAGAGACAAAATACGACATTGATTTTCAGGGCTTATTCTTAACCGATAAAAGATTTACCGAGTGTTTTATGCACTTGAAAAATAAGGAAACATTTAAATTTAGGACTGCATTTCAAAGGGTTAATTTAGTTAGTGTAACTCCAGCACCAACGCTTGAGGCTGATTATTTCAATTTAGTAGAAGATTCGCTACATATTCAACAACTTGATTTAGATACGTTTTACCATAAAGTACAAGTGACTGTTCCGTATGTTTCAAGTTCAGTAATAAAATACTACATTGATGTATACGAAAACGGAATTTATTTAACGACATTAGAGAATCAAGGAATAGCAACATTTGATGTTATTACATACGCAAATGATTCAGGACTTGACAAAACAATCACGTTAAATATATCTTCGGATTTTCCTTTAACAATGAGTGTGAATTTAAACTATGCGAGACAATTTCAAAATAGTAGTGGCGCATTAGATACTGAAAATTATACCGGATTCGGAGCAAATCAAGCATTACTCGGAACAGTTGATTTATCCGCTACAATGCCTGACATGAAGATAGCGGATTTCATTACTGGAATACTTAAGAAATTCAATCTTACTTGTTATGGCTTAACACCTTATTCATTCCAAGTTGAGCCGTTAGAGGATTGGTATAAGAAAGGTAGAATATTGAATATAACGCCCTATACGGATATTGATTCCGTAGATATTGAGCGCATAAAAGTATATAAAGAGATTGCATTTACACATGAAGTATCGCAGTCATTCCAAAATGTAGAATTTTACGATACATTCGGCAGGCAATACGGAGATTTACAGCAAAGTTACAACTACGAATCAAGCGAATACCAAGTAAAAGTGCCATTTGAAAACCTATTATTCAACAAATTTACAGGTACAAATTTACAAGTAGGTTATTATTTGGACAAAACTTTAGCGCCATACATTCCGAAGCCGGTATTAATGTACATTGAAGAGGCAAAAACGTGCAGTTTTAAATTCGACAATGGTTCAACTGTTCCAACTATTACAAGTTATAGACCATTCGGGCAGGATTTAACATACAATAACTTTAAATGGTCGCTTAATTTTGGTGCGGATATTTCAACTTTGTATAATGTTGTGAATCCAAATAGCATTTATAGCGTATATTATTCAGGTTATTTAAACAATTTGTATGCACGTAAAAATAGAATGTATACGTACAAAACTAAACTGCCAATTTCTATTCTTACAAGTTTAAAATTAAACGATAGGCTAATTATTCGAGATAAGCGGTACATAATAAATGAAATGAAATCAGAACTTACAAGCGGTGATGTTACCTTTGTTTTAATATTGGATTTCAGGGCTATGAATGCGATTACAACATCTCCAGTACCTAAACCAAGCGGAACAATTACAGTACCTATATTAGTGGGGAATCAAGTCACCAAAATAACTATCGATGTGGGGACTACCGGAGTAACCGCAGATAAATATATCGTAACAACTGACGATAAAGTGTTATTCACTTATCCTGAAAATACAAGTGATTTCTTTTTAATAGCAGCAGAGGATAGCGCAACAATTACAAGCGAGGAATTAATAGCATTACGAAGTGAACAAGGAGGCGGTAAAGTATATCAAATTACGCTTACAACAGAATACGAAAACGGAGATTTAGATTATAGTACACTTTATATAATTCAAGAATAATGATAAAAAATATTATTGCAATGCTACAGATTGGCGAGCATTTAGGAGTATCGGAGAACATCGAAATAGCAAAAGGAAAATACAAATTTTCGACATCTATTAAGGCACATTGGAAACAAGCAAGAAGGGAAATAATAATGGCAAAAACAAAAGGCAATGGCGGAAAAAAGAACGATTGAATTAGAAGTAAAAGAATCGGGATTTAAATCCTTAAAGGCGCAATTAAGAGAAGCCCAAGCGGATGTTGCTGCGTTATCTGATAAGTTTGGAGCGACATCTAAAGAGGCTGCTGCTGCTGCAAAGGCTGCAGGTATTCTTAAGGATAAAATTGCCGATGCAAAAGACTTGACAGATGCCTTTAATCCTGATGCTAAATTTAATGCATTAAGTGGTTCGATTGGCGGTGTATTAAATGGATTCCAAGCGTATGAAGGCGCAATGGGTTTAATTGGTGTTGAGTCAGAAAGCCTACAGAAAACATTACTAAAGGTACAATCCGCAATGGCATTGTCTCAAGGCATACAAGGTGCATTAGAGGCAAGAGATAAATTTATTGCGTTAGGTTCGGTTGTTAAAGATGCGTTTGCAAAAATGACAACAGCAAGTAAAGCATTTATGGTTGGTGGAATCGGTCTTTTAATTACCGGAGTTGGTTTACTTGTTGCTAATTGGGAGTCAGTTAGTCAGGCATTAGGAGCGGCAACAGATGCACAAAGATTAAATAGCAAGGTTATCGCAGAGGCTACAACCGCCATAAGCAAAGAGGTAAATGCTGCTGATACCTTAAGCAATTCGTTAAAAGATGAAACATTAAATCGTGCTGAAAAAGTAAGATTAATAAAGGAATTTCAAGCGGATTATCCGGGCTTGTTGCGAAATGTTAATTTAGAGAAAGATTCTATTAAAAGCATTAACGCACAATTAGGCGATAATATAAAACTACTTCAATTACAAGCCGAAGCAAAAGCACTTGCTGCAATTCGTGAAGAAACATATACTAAAAAATCACAACTACAATTACAACTTCAAACCGAAGCAATAGAAAATGCAGGTACTGCTACATTTAATTATGGTGAAAGTGCTGCAAATGGTTTTTTAGGATTTAGTTCAGGTGCTGAAAATGCGGCAAACGCAACAAAGAAATTAGGTGACTTTCAAAATAGTTCTACTAAATCTTTAGAGAAGCAAATCAAATCCATTGATGACTCGGAAAAATCTTTAAATAAAAAGATTGATGCATTAAAGAAAACCGGAGCAGCAACTGGAGAATTAACAGATGCTGAAAAGAAAGCGGAAGAGGCAGCGACTAAATTAGCGGAAGAAAGAGCAGAAAAAAGAAAGTCTGAATTAGAACAATTAAAGCAATTTTTAGCTGATGCTGCAAAGATAAATTTAGATTCGGTAAAGACTAATCAACAGATTGAACTTGATGCAATAGAGGAAAAGTATAAGGCGCAAATTAGATTAGCTGCAAAATACGGAAAAGATACATCTGATTTAATTGATGCGCAAGGAATAGAAGAACAAAAAATAAAACAAAAATACGTTCAAGCAGAAATTGATGAAATGGATGCTATTGTATTGAAAAAATACGAAACATCTGATTTATCAATTGAAACTTTAAAGTCACAAACAGAGATTGAAACCGCAATTAAAAAAGAAGCAAGAGATAAGGATTTTGAGGCTGATAAAGAAGTAGCTGCTGCACAAATAGCATTAGCAAAATTAACAAGAGACCAAAAAATTGAAGCTGCTCAAGCGGTATCTAATACCTTCGCACAATTAGCTAACTTATTAGGTGAACAAACAGCAGCGGGTAAAGCAGCAGCAATTGCAGCGGCAACAATAGAAACATTTTTATCAGCACAAAAGGCTTATTCTGCAACTGTTGGTATTCCAATTGTAGGTCCTGTATTAGCACCAATAAATGCGGGTATTGCAATCGCTGCCGGTATTAAAAATATTAAAGCAATTACATCTGTTAAGACTCCGAATGGTGGGGGTGGCGGTGGAAATATACCAACTGCACCAAGCGGCGGTGGCGGTGTTACTGCGCCTAACTTTAATATTGTAGGCAATTCAGGAATAAACCAACTTGCCGAACTTGGAGGACAACCAATACAAGCGTATGTAGTAAGTGGTGAGGTTACATCTGCACAAGCGTTAGACAGAAATCGAATACAAAATGCAAGTTTTTAAATTATAGAAATATGGAGAAAAGACAATTAATAGAGTTAATTATTGACGAGACAAATTTAACGGATGAGGTATTCGCAATATCGGTAGTTAATAAGCCTGCAATCGAATCGGACTTTATTGCTTTATCAGAGCAAGTTGTGGAATTGAAAGTAATTGACGAGGAGAAAAAAGTGCTTATGGGTGCTGCTTTAATTCCAAATAAGAAAATACCAAGATTAGATAAAAACGATAAGGTGTACGATATTTGGTTTTCAGAGGCTACAATCGAAAAAGCAAGTCAATTGTTTTTAATGCGTAACTATCAAAATGAAGTAACGATGGAACATAACCAAAAGTTAAAGGATATGTCAGTTGTGGAATCGTGGATAATTGAAGATAGCGAAATGGACAAATCTAAATTGTACGGATTTTCATTTCCTAAAGGTACTTGGATGGTTGCAATGAAAGTAGATAACGAGGATGTTTGGAATGATGTAAAAGCCGGTAAGATTAAAGGCTATTCAATCGAGGGTAGATTTTCAGATAATTTAGAGTTAACTGCAATTGACGAGGAACAAGAGTTAATAGAAAAAATTAAACAAATAATAACTAATAATGGAAAATAAAACACCAAGCAAGACATCGCCTAAAGGTGGCAAACGAGGTTGTTTGTGCAAGAACGGAACATACGATAAAAAATGTTGCGATGGAAGTCTACAAGCGCAAGGAATTGGAAGTGCAATTTCTGACACAATAAATAATGTAGAAAGAACAAGCACGACAAGGGTTATCGTTAGCAATTAAGCAAAAAATTAAAACAAAATAATAACAATTTAATTATAGTAATATGAACATTATAAATCAAATTAAAACTTTACTTAATATGGAAGTAAAATTAGAGCAAATGAAACTTGCCGATGGAATGACAGTATTAGAAGCTGATTCATTCGAGCCTGAAATGGAAGTTTTTATTCTAACAGAAGACGAGCAAAAGATTCCAGTTCCAATCGGTGAATACGAAATGGAAGATGGTCGTATTTTGGTAGTAATGGCAGAGGGAGTTATTTCTGAAATCAAAGAGAAAATGGAAGAAGTTGAAACACCTGAAGCGGAAGTGGAAGAAGAAGTTGCTGCAGAAGTTGAAGCACCTACTGCATCTGTAACACCAAAAAAGACTATCGAATCAGTAACTAAAGAATCTTTTTTCTCGGAAATCGAAGCATTGAAAGCTGAAATCGTAGAATTAAAAGCACAAATTGAAACATCTAAAGTTGAGGAAATCGTTGAACTTACTGAAGCGCCAAAGCCTATTTCATTTAATCCTGAAAATACTACATCTGTAGAGGGAATGAAATATGCGCAAAATCGTTCAAGAACAGTTATGGATTCAATATATGAGAAATTAAATAAATAATATAAACTAAAAAAAATTAAATTATGCCAACAACAGTAAATATCAGCACATCGTATGCTGGTGAGTTTGCAGGAAAATACATCGCTGCTGCTCTTTTATCTGCTCCAACCATTGATAAGGGTGGAGTTACAGTAATGCCAAATGTAAAATATAAAGCAGTAGTTAAGAAAGTTTCTACAGATGCTAACCTTGTAAAAGATGCTTCTTGTGATTTTCAACCAACTGGAACTGTATCTTTAACAGAAAGAATTATCCAACCAAAAGAATTGCAAGTAAATCTTAACCTTTGTAAGACTTCATTTGAGTCAGATTGGGAAGCTATCTCAATGGGTTATTCTGCATTTGATACATTGCCAAAAAATTTCTCCGATTTCTTAATTGCTCACGTGTCTGAAAAAGTTGCTGCTGCTACAGAAGTTGCTATTTGGACAGGAACTGCTACTGCAGGTTCTTTTGCAGGATTCGGTTCTATCGTTTCTACAGACCCTTTATTGCCAGCTGCTCAAGAAGTTGCAGGTACTTCAGCTATTTCTGCTGCTGCAACAGTTATTACTGAATTAGGTAAAATTGTTGATGCTATTCCTGCTACAGTTTACGGAAAAGAAGATTTGAAAATCTACGTTCCTTCAGGAGTTGCAAGAGCATACGTTCGTGCATTGGGTGGATTTAGTGTTGCTGCTACATCTAACGCAGGTACAGAATCAAAAGGTACACAATGGTATACAAACGGAGAACTTTCTTTCGATGGTATTCCTTTGTTCGTTGTTAATGGACTTGCTGCTAATACTGCAATTTGTGCGCAGTCTTCTAACCTATATTTTGGCACAGGATTAATGAGTGACATGTCAGAAGTACAGGTCTTGGACACCTCCTCAACATTAGGAGACAAGAACGTAAGAGTAATCATGCGTTACACTGCAGGTGTACAAATTGGAGCAATCGAAGATGTAGTAACATACGGAATTCCTAACGCTGCAAACTAATTAATTAATTTATAAACTTTAAGGGGATTGGAGTAAATCCTTTCCCCTTTTTTAATACTAAAAAATATGCTTTGTGATGTTACAATGGGGAGGCTTGAATCGTGTAAAGATTCTGTTTCCGGATTATTAAATATATATTTTGCCAATTATGGTGATTTAGAGGCTTCCGATGTGGTTTATGGTGCTGGTGAATTTACCGACCAAATTACTGCATGGAATAATACAACATCTATTCCTTTGTACAAGTACGAATTGAAGGGTGCAAATGGATTTGAACAAACTATCCAAACATCAAGAGACAATGGAACGACTTTCTTTGAGCAAGTTTTAACAGTTCAATTGAAGAGCCAAGATGCTGCGACTACAAAACAAGTTAAATTGTTGGCTGCGGGTAGACCAAGAATTATTGTTGAAACAAGAACTCATCAATTTTTCTTAATGGGACTAGATCAAGGCGCTGATGTTACTGCGGGAAGTATCTCTTCAGGAACTGCAATGGGTGATTTCAATGGTTACAATTTGACATTCACATCAATGGAAGTTTCTCCTGCTAACTTTATGAATTGTGCAAGTGAGGCTACATTGCAAACTCTTTTTGATGGTGGAGCAAGTATTGTTTCTTAATCTTTAACAAAAAATACATTCAATTAAGGCGGCTTTTATAGGTCGCCTTTTTTGATTTAAAAAACAAAATAACGAAAAGTTAATTATAGTTATATATGACAATTTTAACAACCGAAAATGTAAGCACGCAAAATTTATACTTCATTCCAAGAAGTG